CATATAAGCAACCGCTTATATAAGCACTCGCTTATCTATTGCCTCACAGCCTATGTTAGTAAGCACTAACTTACGTTGCGTCACCCGCAGATCAGCGCCAGTCAGATCAAGCAGATGTGAGCGCTTACTAACTTGGCCGTGCCGCGCCATGATGGGCCGGCGCCGGATGAGGGGGGGGTGAGGTCCGAGGGGTGGCGGGTCAATGGTGGCGTAAGCCCCACGAACAATTTTTATTTAGACCGCGCGTAATTTTTTGCAAACAATTTTTATTTTTTGGTAAGCCTATGCCGACAGTGTGCTGCTGGTTGCTTGTTTTGATTGTGGGCATAGACCAGGCACCCGAGAGGGGTGTGTACTCTTTGGAGAGTGAGCCTCTGGTTTGTCTAGGTTAGGGTTGTTGTACCCTCCACGCAACTGGTCCCGTTCAGAATCTGGTCTTACTGAAGTACCGCATGGTTCACCATGTTTATCGTGGTTGGTCGGCTCAACCTTCCACAGGGCTGGGTGATGGCCCCCGTGTTTTGAGTATACTTGTTTTATGCAGACGCTAGTGTACAAACCGGAAGATGAACAAGAGTTGATGGCTACTCTGTGGATGCCTGCTATTGCAGATGATCCAGAGGCGTTTGTGATGTTTGCGTTTCCGTGGGGGAAAGAGGGTACGCCGTTGGAGCACTTCAGTGGGCCGCGTAAGTGGCAGCGTGAGGTGTTGCGTGATGTTGCTTCATACGTGAAACGGCAAAAGGGTCTTGTAGACTTTGAGACGTTAAGACATGCGGTGTCTTCTGGTCGCGGTATTGGCAAATCTGCTTTGGTGTCGTGGTTGACGATTTGGATGCTGTCTACGCGCATAGGGTCTACAACGATTGTTTCTGCCAACTCTGAGTCTCAGCTACGTTCGGTTACATGGGCTGAGATTACCAAGTGGTTGGCCATGTCTATCAACAGCCATTGGTTTGAGATTTCTGCAACCAAGGTTGCGCCGGCTGCTTGGTTGACTACGCTGGTTGAAAAAAATCTAAAAAAAGGCACACGGTATTGGGCTATTGAGGGCCGGTTGTGGTCTGCGGAAAATCCTGATTCGTATGCTGGTGTTCACAACCATGATGGCGTGATGGTGATTTTTGACGAGGCGTCGGGTATTGATGACGCTATTTGGTCTGTTACCAGTGGCTTTTTTACGGAAAACACCCCAAAACGGATGTGGTTTGCGTTTTCTAACCCACGGCGCAATTCAGGGTACTTTTATGAGACTTTTCACTCAAAACGAGACTTTTGGACTTCTAGGGTTGTTGATGCCAGAACCGTTGAGGGCACTGACAAACAGGTTTATGACCAGATCATTCAAGAGTACGGGCCTGACTCGTCCCAAGCCCATGTAGAGGTCTATGGTCAGTTCCCTAGTGAGGGTGATGACCAATTTATCGGCAGTCTGCTGGTAGACGAGGCTATGAAACAACCTGCTTACCAAGACTTTAGCGCTCCGCTTGTTATGGGTGTAGATCCTGCCCGCTTTGGTGCTGACGCTACCGTAATTGCTATTCGTTGTGGGCGTGATTTAGTCAAGGTTATCAGGCATCGAGGCGATGACACCATGACTGTGGTGGGTCATGTGATTGATGCTATCGAGCAATTTAAACCTGCTCTGGTTAACATTGACGAAGGCGGTTTAGGCGCTGGCATTGTTGACCGGCTGAAAGAGCAACGTTACAAAATCAGAGGCGTAAATTTTGGCAACAAAGCCAAAAACCCCATTATGTACGGCAACAAACGGGCAGAAATGTGGGGCGAAATGAAGAATTGGCTCAAAACAGCCAGTATTCCTAAAGACCGCTTCTTGAAAACAGACCTGATTTCGCCTAAGATCAAGCCCGATTCCCGTGGAACCATATTTTTGGAGTCTAAAAAAGACATGAAAAGCCGTGGTTTGGCTTCTCCTGACGCTGCGGATGCATTGGCATTAACGTTTGCGTTCCCCGTGGCGCATCGGGAACAACGTCAGACTCAAAGTCATTCCCAAGGGTACGGGTTTAACTCAACAACTTCTTGGATGGGGGCGTAATGGCTAAAAAAGGCGTGTCTTTAAGCGTTGGACGGGGCGAAAAACTGCCCGTTAGCAAAGGCGCTGGTTTGACCGCCAAAGGGCGCGAGAAGTACAACGCAGCTACCGGCTCGAACCTCAAGGCGCCAGCACCCAACCCCAAGACCAAAGCCGACGCTGCACGGAAAGCGTCATTTTGTGCCAGGATGTCTGCGGTGGCCGAAAAAGCCAAAGATGGCGAACGCGCTAAGGCATCACTCAAACGATGGAAGTGCTGACGTGAAAACGTGCTTTAAATGCAAAGAGTCAAAGCCGTTGGCTTTGTATTTCAAGCATCGTCTGACCGTTGACGGCTACCATAGCTGGTGTAAAGACTGCTGCACGGCGGGCAACATTCGCTCTCGCGCAAAGTTAAACTCTACGATTGAAGGCCGCGCCAAAGTGTTCTTGCAAAACGCAAGAAAAAGCGCGGTTAAACGCCAACAAGTGTTTGCGCTTACGGTTGATGACGTTGTAAAGTGCTGGAAACAGCAGGCTGAAATTTGCGCGTACAGCGGTCGCCAGATGACGCTAGAAGCTGGGCATTTGAACACTGTGTCAATTGAGCGCATAGACAGCGCCGTGGGGTACACGCCCAAAAACACAATTCTTGTTTGCCAAGCCATCAACAGAATGAAGTCAAATTTTTCGCTTGATGATTTTCACGCGCTGTGTGCAGACGTTGCTCAGTTTTTAGGCGACAATGAGCTTCATCTTGCGGTAGGGGCATACAAATGAAAAAACCTGGCGATCCTGGCCTATATGCTGCAATCCACGCCAAGCGCGAGCGCATCAAAGAAGGCTCGGGCGAGAAGATGAGGAAACCGGGCTCGCCCGGCGCTCCTACCAAAAAAGACTTTGTACAGTCTGCCAAAACGGCCAAGAAAGGCAAAAAATGAGCAAACACCTTGAACCCATCAGCAAACTCAACGCCCGTGAGCCGAAAATGTCCGGCGGCGGGATGCCTGACCGCAACAAGGAGACTTACTCCAAAATGCCGGGCATGGGCTGCCACGGCAGCATTCCGTCGGGCACCAACGTCAAAGCCACGGTTGCTAAGGTTCTGAGCAAGATCAAGTAATCATGCCTCAAGACTACACAGGAATCGCCGCCGCTGGGGCGGTTAGCGAGGGTGGATCGGCCAAAGACAAGAGCGACTCTGAAGTGCTCTCAACGGCTCGATCTCGCCTTAACATGGCGATTTCTGCGCTGTCTGAGTCGCGTGAAGACGAGTTGGACGACCTGCGCTTTTACGCCGGCTCGCCTGACAACCACTGGCAGTGGCCGGCTGACGTGCTTGCCACTCGCGGCGCGGTGCAAGGCCAAACGATCAACGCTAGGCCGTGCCTGACGGTCAACAAGCTGCCGCAGCACGTTCATCAAGTGACCAACGAGCAGCGGCAGAACCGGCCGCAGCCCAAGGTCATCCCAGCAGACGACGGCGCTGACGTTGAGGTGGCCGAGATTTTTAACGGCATGATCCGGCACATCGAGTACATCTCGGACGCCGACGTGGCCTACGACACGGCCTGCGAGAATCAAGTGTCCTACGGCGAGGGCTACGCTCGTATCCTGACCGAGTATTGCGACGACAACACGTTCGATCAAGACATCAAGATCGGGCGCATTCGCAACAGCTTTAGCGTCTACATGGACCCGTTAATTCAAGACCCGTGCGGTTCAGACGCCCGCTGGTGCTTTATCACTGAAGACATTCCCAAAGACGAGTACGAGCGCCAATACCCAGACGCTGCGCCTATCACCACGTTGCAAACGCTAGGCGTGGGCGACCAAGGCTTTAGCCAATGGATGAACGAAAACACGGTGCGTATTGCCGAGTACTTTTACGTCGAACACACCAAAGAAACGCTAAACCTGTACCCTGGTAACGCTACAGCGTTTCAAGGCACGCCCGAAGATAAGATGATGCGGGCGCAGTTTGGCAAGCCCCTACGCTCGCGCCCATCTGACCGCAAAAAAGTTAAGTGGTTAAAAATTAATGGATACGAGGTGTTGGAGCGGTCTGATTGGGTTT